CCATCTGATATATAAGTAAATATAATAAGTTCATTAGCTAAATTACTACTAAACATTACTTTACCTTCTCTATAGTTCATGTTAAACCAACCGTTGTTTTGAGAAGTCTCAGGGTTTAAACCATATCTTTGGCCGTAAGCTACTTTTTCCCATCCCCAGTCATATACACCTTCATTATACATTTGATCTGTATAAGCTCCTGATATTTTATAATCTGCAGCGCTAGCCCATCTTGAATTAGACTCTGATGAGCCTTCTAAATTGTTACTAGCATCGTCTTGAGTAGGTATACCATTTCCGTCTTGTACTGGCACTTGTTGTGGACTTTGATGTAGTAAGTTAGTAGGGTATATAGGTCTTTGAACACCTAAACCATCTATTCTAAAAAAGCTTACATAATTAACATAATCTTGCGGTATTAATATAGATAAGCTATTTGGTATTGTAAGCTCTTGAGACTTAGTGCTTTTTAAAGTATCATAACTAAATTCTTGCAAACCTCTTTTAGCATGAAACATTAAATCAGTTCTTTTAACACTTGGTATTAATTTGCCAGCACCAACATAAGCTACTTGGAAGTTGCTAATAATATCATTTATAGTGATAGTAGAGTAAGTATCATGGTTATCCCATTTACCAGTTTTAATATCTTTTAAAATTATTTTAACAATTTCACCTCCAGCCATAGCTGGAACAGTTACAGTGTTATTGGAAGATAATTGATATTGAGTTCCAACAGGAGCTCCACTAACTTCTGTCCATTGTACGTCGTCGACATATAGTTCAAAATTAGTAACGCTAACTCCAGCGACTGCTGCTATTAAATTTACACCTAGAGATTTATAACCAGCTCCACTCTGATTAGTACCTCCTGTCCATACAAAAGTTGTTTGTGCTGCAGTAGCAGTAAATACTTGTTGACTTGCGTAGTATTGTTCGTTAGTTTGAGTTACTTGTGCCATTTATTAACTTTTTTCATTTACAGTGTCTTGTTGAACAAGCTGTGCAGCTGTTTGTACTATTTGTGGATCTCTTATTATAATGCCACTGTATTGTAATATCTTTAAAATTATTTCTGTTTGTTCTGAAACATCTAGTTCAAAATTTTGCGCTCCAGTATCAGTAAAAATATAAGCACCAACACCATTTACAGTAAACGCCCAATTTATTTGAGCTGGCGTTTTTACATAACTACACTTAATACCAGTTTGTATGCTAGTTGGATATACAAATATTTTATCATGTAATGTAACAGGTGGACCTGCTAGCGTATGTTCGCCGCGTTGTATGTATATAGGATGTGAAATAGTAGGAGCTGTTAAACGAGACTTATTGATTAATAAATACTCATTTTGTTGTACAGGTTGTACAATTGTTGTATCATTGTAATATACTTCACCTAATCTGTGTAAATCAGATGGTAAGTAAAAGAAGCTAGTATCAAATGAAGCTGTGCCTTCTACTTCAAATGTTGCAATTTTATTTTGAATTTGTTGAACTCTATCAGAAAATTCAGTATTAGTTTGTGGCTGTCTTTGTAGTTGATTTAATTCTTCAAAGTAAGCTTCAAATATTTCTAATTGAACTTGTTGACCTACCTTGTTAAATTCATCAGGCGTCATATAACCTCTTTGTTCTTTGTTCAGTATATACAATACTGTTTTATAAACCGTGTCTACGTTTACTGCCATATTTTATTGTTTAAAAAAAAGGTGGCGATTAAACCACCTTTTATTATAATCACTTGTTATTTAAGTTTTTTCTCTATAGACTTATAAACTTCTAAACCTTCATCTGTTTTAAACCAAGCAGCCATAGCTGAATAAGCGTTTTCATCAAATGGAATATTCATTAGTTTACGTCCATTACTTTTCCAAGTAAATGATCTTTGATCAGGAGACAACGCAATTATATTTTTTTCAACTGCGTTAATAGCAAAGTTTCTAAGAACAACATTTTCATCATTAGCTAAATCAATAAACAACTTAGGATTTTGTTTAGCAAATATTAATATATCTCTTTTTATTTCTTTGCTAGATAGCGTAGAAACATTAGACCCAAGTTCAACTCTTAATATTGCTTCTGCTTGATCTACTTCCATATTTCTAGCAGCATTTAAGGCGTCTACTTGTAAGTCTAAGAAATCTAATTCATCTACTGCTTCTGCAACGTGATCAAGCTCTTGAAATAATCTACCTTTGTGAGGGTGTTTATCTAAGAACTCTTGTAAGTTTCTTTTATTTTTAGGGACATGTAAAGATCCATTTTGAAAAACAATATGTTTTAGCGTAACTTGTCCTTTTTGTTCGTCTACAAATGGTGTATTTTGATTTGTAGCATATCTTAATTCTCTTTCATAACCTAAGTCTTTGTCAAAATAAACAAGAGGAAATCTTTGTGTATGTTTACTTGCTAAAGTATAAGTTAAAGGACTTTTGTTTACTAAAAAATAATGTCTATCTTTATATTCCCAATTATCTTTTTTAACCTCTTGCTTGGGAGCAGGAGCTTTTTTTTCTTTTGTTTCCATAATATAATATAATATAATAATTAAAAAAGACCCCGCAAAAGCGGGATCATTATTCTTGTATTTGTTTTTACTAGATATTAAATCTAACTAGGTTGAGTCACTGTTAATACAGAATTTCCATTAATTTCTAAATAATCTGAAACCACGCTCGGTGATTTAGAAAGTTCATCCATTAATTTATAAACTGCTTGAGCTCCGTCTACGGCTGCAGGCGCAGTTCCAAATCCACCTATAGTGTAAGTAGGTAATGAACCACTTGCAACGTCTACAGGCACGCATTCTATAGTGACTGTAGTTGTAGTGCTGCCTATTCTTGCGATAACATCAACTGGAATAAGCACATCAATATCTTTAGTTGCTGTACCTATTGTTTGTGATTCTTTTATTTTTATATAATTCATGATTTTCATATTAAATGTTACTGTCATAAGTCATACTTGACACAGCCAAATCTCCAACCATCTCTAAAGAAGGAGTAGAGTTAGGCGATTGTGTAGACTTTTCAATAGCTTTAGAAACGTTATTGATCATATCTAATCTTTGAGAATCACTCATCGCTGAATCTACAGTTATAGTGTAAGTAGGTAAGGTGTCACCACCACCGCAAGAAAGACCAAAAATTTTTACAGTCAAAGTAGTATTTGAAGATGATAAAACTTCGGAAGCGCCACGTTCTATATTCATTAAATCAAATGATGTAAGATCAGTTGTACTTTTTGGTAATTTTATAAATTGTCCCATATTTTCTTATTTTTAAATGTTAATAAAGTGGAGAGCGTTGACTCTCCACATTTATATAATAATTACACTGTAGCTTCAAATAACACGAAGTTATTAGCCGCTTGTGTTACTAAACATCTTTCAGTTAAGAAATGTACTGTCATAGCATCAACACCATCAGTATAAGCACCACCAACTGAACCAGTGATCCAGTTTTTGTATCTTCTATCTTCAGTCTCAGAAGCTCTATATCTTACATGTAAGAAAGGACGTCTGATATTTGATCCTAACATTTGATCGTAAACTGTAGTAGTTCCAGCAGGAATTAATACACCATCAATATTATTAACTAAACCTCTAGTAGAAGCATCGTTTAAATATTTCCAGTCAGTTTTGTAGAAGTCATAAGAACCTCTTCTAAACCCAGTAAAACCAAAGTTAAGTGCCATTTCTGATTCATTATCAAATAAACCATAAGAAGCAGCAGCAGCAGAAGCAAAATTACCGTTCATTGCAGCAATCATATCATCGAAATCAAGAGCAGAAGCTCTAGATAAAAATAACATGTTTTCTTCAATAGCACCTTGCTTGTCTAATTGCTTAAGAATAGCATCAAAATCACCCATAGCACCTGAACCTGGATTAGCAGCACCCGCGAAGTTTTGATAAACATTACCTCTTGATTCAATAGCTTTGAATAAACCTTCTGTACCTTTTAAATTAACATTAGTAGTCCATCCACCTGGAGTAACAGTATGTCCAGCTTTTTCACCTTCAACCAATGCCATTTCCATATAGTCTTCAAATCTTAATCTTGTTTCAGACTCAGCTTTTAGATACCATAAGTAACCAGAAGTACCGTCTTCAGTAGCAACTTCAATCCATCCAATTTGAGAAGCATCAGAACCAGAAACTTGGTACTTATCTCTAATTATAATTGGAGAATTATGATACTCTTGAAATTCAGGAGTAATAGACTGCATGTCATCATAAGGACTTCCAGCACCACCGCCACCTTTTTGAAATTCAGAACCGTATACAAATACGCTCATATCACCTGCAGTAGTTAAGCCATTAAAAACAGCATTAATTGTAGCAGCAGCATAAGGAACAACTGTTAAAGTAACAACGTTAGCAGCAGGTGCTGAAACATTAGTTACTAAAGCTCTACCAGTATTTAAACCTGTAGCAGTATCAGTATAAAGAATAGTATTACCTTCTTTAATAGCACAGCTAGCAGATGCAGTTGCAGCACCAGTTGAATCTGTTGGTCCAGTTTCACTTAAATCAATTTCAAGTGTAGTACCTGATGCATAATTAGCAGTATTGTAAGATACATGTAGTCTAGACTGCTCCGACCATAATATTTGATCAGATGTCATAGGCATTTCAGCTCCTACCATTCTCAAGAAACCAGATAAAGTTCTGTTTCCGTATCTTTCTACTTCAGCTTCGTAAAGCTCAGGTAGATATTGTTGCGCCCAGTCAGATGAACCATCAGCAAAGTTTAAATAGTTACTATTTAATACTGTTTGTTCAGCAGCTGGCACCAATGATGCGGGGAAAGACCCGCCTGTTTTAAACGCCATAATTTTTATTTTAGTTTAAGTTATTTTTTTGTTTTTATTTTTAACTTAGAACTATTAACGCCGCTAATTGCTTTTACTTTTAATCCATTAATAAACATTTCACCAGAGCTAGTAGCTCTAATTTCATTTGATATATTTTTAGATTTAGCATTTATATCTCTAATTGCATCAGTTTTACCTTGCTCATAGAAATGTTGTGCTATTTTATCAGCATTATTAGCAGTGTATAAGGCTTTATGATAACCTCTATAATCTTTGATTTCACCTTTTTTATCTAGGAACTTCCCAACAAAATTATTTAAATCAGATTGATTTTGAGCAACATCACTCTTGTTATTTACATTATATCTAAAAGCTTTTTCACCTACTTTATATTCAAAACCTTTGAACTCGTCTGCAAAAAGTTTTTTAGTATTATTTGTAAAACTTTCATGTCGTTGTTTTATAACCTTCTGTTCTTCGTTGTATCTATTGAAAAAGTCATTAGCTTTTCGTTGTTCTTGAGATACTGAAGGCTTCAACTTGATTTCTTCATAATATTTCTCTTTAGAACTTTCCAAAAAGTTTTTGGCTTTAGCAATTTCTTCTTTGTAAGCTAGTTTTTTCTTTTTAACCACTCTTTCATCTTCGTCTTCATCCCAAGCAAAATTATCGTCCATTAAAAATTCTACTTCTTCTCTATTTAAGTGTGGCTTGCTTACACTATAGTATTCTTTAAGTAATTGTTCTCCACCTAATTTAGAATAATCTTTATTTAGTTTAACATAGTCTTCGACAGATCCGCCAGTTTTTTTCATAAAGTCAACTAACTTTTCTATGTTTTCTGGTAATTCTATTTGTGGATTTTCTTTTACTTCTTCTTTAATATCTTCTACAACCTGTTTAGTTTCTTCTTCTTTTTGCTCTTCTTCTTTTTTAACTTCTATCTCTTCTATAATAGAAGTTTCTTCTTTTGTTTCTTCTACAGGCTTTTCAGTTTTAGTTTCTTCTACAGGTGTTTCTGTTTTAGTTTCTTCAACTTTGTTCTCTTCTTTTATTTCTTCTTTTGGCTCTTCTTTTTTAGCCATATCTACTTTAGTTACTTTTTTCTCAGCAACTAATTTTTTAGGTTTCTTTTTTATTTTAAATTCACCTTGTTCTAAGGTTCCGTCAGGAGCCTCTACTACTTCTTCTTTTGACATAATATAATATAATAGTTAATATAAATTATCTAGGTGCAAATTGTTCTAAACCAATACCACCTAAATTATCGTTACCCTTAGATTCAAAGTTTATAGGTAAACCATCTTCTTTTCTTTGGGTTATCATTTCACTCTGTTGAGTTCCTTGAATTTTAAGTCTTTTATCTTTACGATCTTCTATTTGTTTTTCTTTTTCAGATATAACTCTGGAATTTTCTTTAGCTAACTGCATGTTATAGTTAAATTCTTGTTGCATCAAACCTCTTTTTATTTCAGCTTCAGTTTGCATTCTTTGTATTTCAAACTGCGATTTAGCTTGCTCTAATTGAACTTTACTGCTTGTCATAGCTTCTTGTTTTTGCAGTTCAGCTAACGCTGTTTTTTCTGCAGTTTCAGCTTGAGCTTGAGATTGAGCTTGTATTTGCTGCAATTTCATTTGTTGATCTTTAGCCTGCTTATCTTGTCTTCTCTTTTTAAGTAAAGTATTAGCTAGTTTAAGATTATTAACATTTCTAATGTCTATAGCGTCTTCTAAATTTATAGACTGAGTAGATAAAGCTATTTGAATATTTTGCTCTAGTTTAGCTTTTTCTTCATCATCTGGCTCTAGTTCTATAAATATGCCAAAATCATGCACATTGACTTTCATCAATTCATCTAACGTATTAGTGTTGAAATTAGATATACTATTAATTAAAGACATTCTAGTTAAAGGAAACATTAATGAATCATTTACTCTCAATGAAATATTTTCACAAGTCATTAAAGTTAAATATAAGCTTGCTTGTAATATATGTCTAGTAGCTGTATTAGAGTTAGCAGCTGCTAGTTTTTGTAAACCTACTAGTGAATTTTTATCAGGATTACTACCGTCTCTAGCCTCATTTAATCCAGTCACATCTCTTATCATTTGTAAATAATAATTGTATGTTTGAATTAGAGAACCTATCTTAGCTCCGCCAGAAGATGATTGAAGTTCTTGAACTGGGACTTTACCTCGGTTCATTTCACCGTCTTGTGTTAAGCTTCTACCAATTACACTACCAGTTTGAAAATACATATTCAATGCTTCAGCTGGATTATAGTTAGTACCATTTCCAAGATCAACCTCTGCTAATCCGTCCATGTCTAGATAAACACCATCAGGCACCATACGAGACATTACCTGCTGTAGTTTTAAGTGCGTTAACTGTATCATATCAGCAAACCCTGTAATTCTACTTACTAAACTTTCTATTCTACCTTGATACATTCGCGGTGCAGTTATAGTGTAGCTAAGATTTACTTTGCTAGTGTCAGCATATGGTCTTGTCATGTTCTCTGCTAAACGCCAATCAAGCATTTCTTCCATGCCTAATATTTTAGCCCCACTATATAAAGTTTCAATTGATCTAGAAGCTTTCTTAAAGTTGTCTGTTTCTTTTACTTCTAAAAATGTATCTTCTTTTTCTATAGTTTTTTCTAATCCTGTAGTGGTAGTTTTTATTTTAAATACTTGATCTATATAACTTTTCCACTCAAAATATAATACTTGAACAGTATTTTGATCATATCTACCATTAAAGTTAGGAGAGTAAGCTGTATTTCCTGTATAGTTTTGCAGTTTTTTAACTTGCTCTGGAGTTAAACTAGGAAATTGTTTTTTAAGTTCTACTATAGGAACATTTTTAACTTCACCTACATAATAAACATCTTCAAAGTTAGGATCATTAGTATAAGAATAAACTATATTAGCTGGATCTACATAATCAATAACAATACCTTCAGCTGGATTCCAAGATGTTTTTACACAAGATATACCTAACACACATAGATCATAATTTAATCTTTTTCTAATTAAGTGATATTTATTCTTATCTAATACTTGTTGTATAAGCTCTTCTTCTGCAACTTCTATAGATTGTTTATAATCCATTTGCATATGTGCAGGAAGATCATCTAAACTTTCTGGAGTATTTTTAGCTCTTGACTCTGTCATGTCAATACCAAACTCTTTCATTACAGCATCATTAAAAGCTTTGTTTTCAATATCCATTATTATACGCTGTGCATATTCAGTTCTTTTCTTTAATGAAGTTGGGTCTTGAGCCATAGCTTTAACTTCATAAGATCTTTGAGACATACCATTAACAACTATATCTACAAACTTAGGAATAATAGGTACTGGTTTCCAGTCTAAATTTAAATAGCTTAAGTCACCGTTTATAGCTAATTCATCTTTATATTTTTGCACTGGCTGTTCAGCTCTAGCATAAAGTCTTAAATTATGAAAATTATTATAGTTAGTCATGTATCTATAACCAACACCTTGTGAATTTCTAAACCATTCACCTTCAATAGCTCTCGCAACTTTCAACCCATACTCGTAAGTAGCTTTCTCTGCTGCAGGTACGACCTGATTTGGAAATGTACTATATGTAGTGGTAGCTTGCATATATATTAATTAATTTTTGATATTGCACCGGTATTGTCATAAGTTCTAATACCAAGATTTATTTTGTTAATATTTCTTTGTGGAACTGGTCTATATAAATTTTTATTACAAGCCATTATAGCAAGTCCAGAACTAATAGTTGCATCATGTTTAGTTCTATTATTTATATTAAAAATCGCCCAATCTTCCAGTGTTTTTTGATGATACATATCACCGTAGTTATTTTCTTTAGCACCTACAAAACCTTCTATATAACTTTCAACTGCTGCAGCATGTGCTTGTTTAATATCTTCACTTGAGTTAGGTATTCCACCTATTTCTCTTTCTGTTATAGATAATTTATTTATAAGTTTGTCCGGACGATTCATAGAAAAACCTCTATAACCTCTACGCTTTAAATAATACAATAATCTTGGTTTGTTGTTTTCAGCAAGAATAGGCATGCCGTAAAATACTAAAGCCATAAGAACATCTTCAAAAAATATTTCAGCTGTTTGTGGTCTAGCTATATATTCTAAAAAGAAATGGTTATTAGGAGCATCTTCCATAGAAAATTTAGTTAATCCATGTAGTGATCCATTAGACCCTTTACCATCAACAGTACCGCTAATGTCGTAACTATCACAGCCAAAA